ATACAGCGCCGCCGCGCCGACCGCGCCTTGCTGGTCGTTCGTCCCGATCCCGATGACCGTGTCCGTGGTACCGGCCGGCACGCCATTCGCGAGCAGGATCGCCAGCTGATTCGCAGAGGCTTGCCCGCCCACTGCCTGGTTCCGATAATGCGAGACGCGCATGCCCATCGACCCGTCGAGGTATTTCGCGGCCCAACGGCCCGGACATGGAGAGCCGGCGTCTTGCTGGCGCGAGTCCCCGATATAGAACAGACCCAACAAGCCGGTCGAATTCTGCGCCCCACCTTCCTCGATCCAAAGGTTCTCGTACCTGACGCCGGAGGTCACCCCCGCCAGATAGCCGCCGATACCATAGGCCTGGATCGGATCCTTCACCGTCCGCGAACGGAACAGCGCCCCGTTGACCAGGATGTTGAAGCTGTAGGCGCTGGTGGGCTCGATCGTGATGATGGCCTGGCTCGGGTCAAACGTTGCATGCACTTGCCGATATGCATCTTGCGGGTGCACGACGTTGCCTTGCACATACCCGCTTCCGGCCTCTTTCTCGATGAATGCCGAGTTTCCGCCGGACCAGGTCATGCCGTAGTAGCCCAGCGCGGTCCGTGCGAAGCACGCCGGCGTCAGGCCTGCCATGCCTGGGGGGATGGTCACGGAACAATGCAGCCGCTGGCCGACTTTCAGGCGGATCTCCGCCAGTTCATAGGAGCCAGTGCCCTGCGAATTGAACTCGACCGTGTCAGCCGTGTAGGTGATGGCGCCGCTGCCTGCCGACGTCTCGATCTCGCTACCGCCTGCGTTCGGGCTGCCGGGCCACATGTACTGGCGGGCCGTGAATTCGGCCGCTGGGTTCACCTTGCGGAACGTGTTGCGGATCAGGTCGCCCGCACCGACAAAGTGACGATCTTTGGCGTTCAGGGGCTGGCCGAACGACGTGTTGCCTTCCAGATAGGTGAAGCCCATGTCGATGCTCGGGATGATCTCGATCGCCCCATTGACGTCGCAGTCAAAGCCCACGTTGACCAAGTGAAACTTGACCCCTTCGTCGCGCGTGATTCGCACCGTGCCAGGCCCAAGGCCATAGATCGACTCGTAGGCAAAGTGATAGACGTTCGTCGTTCCGGTGATGAACGGAAAGTGCACCGTCGGCCCGTCAGAGAACAAGCGGGTGTAGTTCAACAGCGGGAAGAAGTTATTGCGGCCGATACCGGTCGCCACGTCGTAGTCGCCGGCGCCGCCCAGCTCCTGAATCGTGACGATGTGCGTTTCGGACGGGAACGGCAACCACCGCCCGGCCGCCAAATCTGCGTCGAAGCTGGCGCCCGATACGTGCGCGTCGCCCGTGACATATTTCAGCGCAAGGTCGCCGTGCAGGACATAGTCCTTGCGTGCGTACGCCGTGCCGGGCGCCCACACACCGCGAAAGGTGAAGGCCAGCCGTGACTCCACCGCACTGTCGATCATCGCTTCTTTCGACGCAATCAAGGCGGTGGGAGACTTCACCGGGCCGGCGCCAAAGTTGACGCTCCCGGCGCCGGTGGCCCACTCGTTGACCTTCGATTCGGTGGCGGCCCACCGGGCGGTGGCTTCAGGGAAAGGCAGTTGCGCCATCAGTCACTCCTGCCAAGCGTCGTGCGCTGGCATCGTATTGTTGAACAAGGTGTAAAACGCGTCGTCGATCGCGGCGAATTCAGGCGTCGACACGCCGACCTTCATGAGCGTGTATTCGTCTACCGATGCGACCGGCATGGCTTTCACGTTGACCTCAGCCGACACGCTCCACAGATCCAAGCCGCTTGCCAGCAGCGATACGCTGTAAGGCGGGTCCTGGAAGAACTGCGTCTGCATCGCAGTTGTGCCGCGCCCGTTGGCCAGATCGATCTGGAACCAGCCTGCAGAGTCGGCGGTGTCGTGGTGTACGAACGCCTCGAACAGACCGAACTGTTGCCGGTTGAAGATCCAGGTCAGCTTGACCTTCGTCGGAAAGGTACGGAACCGGCGACGCTGCCGCGCGTTGCCGGCATCCATGTCGGTCCGCACGAACGGCGCCTTCGGCTGGTAGCCGTAGCCGCTCGCGGCCGGCCGCGGCAGCAGCGCCGGCCACTTCGGTAGATCTGCCATGGGGACCCAAAAAGAAAAACCCGCCGAAGCGGGTGCGTGAGGACGAAAAAAAACCCGCCGGAGCGGGTTGCCATGAGCGTGGGCGTCTACAGCGCCAGGATCACATCGACGATTTCGCCGTTCTGAACCTTGACTCGTTCCACGGCCCGACCGCCTTGGACGCCGAGGCCAGGCACTTCCCAGCTGACAGCGCCATTGATGAAGTACTCGCCAGGTGGGACATTGCGAAACTCGAAGCGTCCCTCAGCGTCGGCCTTCGTGGCCCTGCCTGCGGCCACATACCTCGGATCAGGCTCGGACATCAAATTCCCTCGCCGGGCCTCTTCGTACCATTGAAGGCTTAGTGACGTGACCGGGTTCAAAATGATCTCGCTGCCGGCACCCTTGACCACGCCGCCACCGCGCTGTTTAGCGAACAGCTGCCCACGTAAGACCCCGGTACCGCTCTTTGGCAGGGCGGCGTACTCTGCTTCGTTGAACGGCAGGCGGTCAACAGTCTTGCCTTGTGGCTGCATCGCGCACGCGGCAAGGCTGAGGGCGATAGCGATCGTCAGAATAGGTTTCATGTCCGTGCAAGAGCGTGGAAGGGACTACATCATAAAGCTAGGTCCCGAAACTGTCTCGGAGGCCAAAGCGCCCTTTCGCCGCACGATAAACCGACCCCTGACCGGCATCGAACTGGCCTGCTACGGCGTCAACCGCCTGTTTCACCACCATCTTGATCAGCATCGATCCGTCGTCACCGGTCGTCGCGGAGCCCTCGAACTGGTTACCGTTGTGGTCCTCGACGACGATGTTGACGTTCGGTGTGCCTCCTTGTCGGGTCGCGCCCGCCGCATTGCGAGCAACGAGCGGCGTCACGTTGCCATCCTGGCCGGCCATCATCAGGTATTGGCGCCCGCCGGTTTCGAGCAACTCCGGAGTGCCTCGCTCGTTGACCTCATACATCGTGCGAGCCGCCACTGGACCACCAACCGCCCGGCCTGACGGCTTGAGGCCGAGGCTGCTTCCTCCGCTTCCCAGCGTGGTCGTATTGCCGTTGGCCAACCCAGTCGGCGTCGAAGGGGTGATGAACCCAGTCAGCGCCGTCGACAGGAAGCTGAACAGCGGCCCGGTGATGCTCTGCTGCACTGCCAGCCGAGCGATACCGCTGACCATCGTGTTGATCAGGTCGCCAAAGGTCAGCTTCCCAGTCGTCACGAACTTGGTGAATGCATCCTCGGCGCTTCGGAATGCCCCGCCCAGCAGGCTTTCCGCCGCGCCAGAGACGTTGCGTACGGTGTCCAAGTAGTTGGCGAAGGCGCGGCGGCTGCCGGTGCTCCAATCCGACTGCATCGCGTCGACGCTGCCATAGTATTGCTGCTGTGCCTGCAGCGCGGCCTGCAGCTGCGCCTTGATGTTCTCGGTGCGTGCCCGATAGGCGTCGCCGCCAAGCTGATCGGTCGGCGTGGCGCGGTCCAGGTCGCGCTGGTACCGTAGGTACTCCTGGTAGAGCGCCCGCGTTTCCTGCTGTCGCGCGAACGCCTTGTCGCCTTGGCCGTACGCATCCAGCTGCCGCTGATACTGCTCTTCACGCGCCTGTTGCGAACTGGCAATCGTGGCCTGAATCTGGCCGTACCGCTCGTTGTACCGCTCCAGCGCGGCCAACCGTTCCTTCTCGGCCTTCTGCGCTGCGGCCTCAGCCGTTTCCTTGGCCTTGACCTGCTGCTCGATCGCGACGTTCTGCGCCAGCTGTGCGCGGATCTGATCCTGGGCGGCCAGTAGCGACTTCTGGTCCGCCGTAAGGATTTTCTTTTCCTTCAGGTCGGCGATCTGCTGCTCGAACTTGGCCTGCTGGCTGGCTGCCTGGCCCAACTTCCCGGCCGTCGTCAGCTGCTCGCGCTGCGACGCTTCCTGCTCCTTCAGCTGGAGCAGCAGGCGCTGTGCGGCATTGTCGGTGTATTCGCGTGGCTTCGGTCCAGCGCGGTCTTTGTACTTCGCGTTGATCGCGGCCACGCGGTCGTCGTATTCCTTCCCGACGATGCCGGCCAGCGCCGCGTCGCGCTTAAACTGCGCCAGCTCTTCGGCGCGCTGTTCAGCGCGCGACTGCGTGGCCTTTTTCTGCGCGTCCAGCCGGGCCTTGGCGTCGATGACCGCCTGGTTGCGTGCCCGATCGGCGCTGTCGGCGGTCGCCTTACGCTCTTCCTCGTCCGCCTTGGCAATCGCCGGCTGCAGCACCTTCAGTCGCTCGCGGAGCGCGTCCAACGCTGCATTCTGCCGACCAGCGCCGCCGCCCACTGCCGCGCCGCCGGCGGTCGTCGCCATGCCGCCGGGGTTGGCCAAGATGCCGTTGATCTCGTCCTGAATCTTGGCGGCTTCCTTGCGGATGTCCTCCACCGCGCGCGGCCGGCCGATGTTGAGCATCGCGTCCCAGGCCTTCTTTGCCGCGCCAGTTATGCCGTCCCATGCCCGCTCAACCGTGCCGGCCTGGCTGCGCACCTCGGACATACGCCGTTCCATCGCTTCGGCATAGGCACGCTGGGCGATCGCGCTGGCCTCGTCCTTGCGGCCCATCTCTTCGGCCGCGCGGATCTGGTCGTACGTCGCGCCCGTCAGATACCCCAGCGTACGATTCAACTCGACCGATGCCTTGACCGGTTCGTCAG